TGGTCATATTATCGCAGATGGTGGTTGTAATTCTTCTGGTGATATTGTAAAGGCATTTGCAGGTGGTGCAGACTTTGTTATGATTGGTGGTATGTTAGCAGGTCATGATGAATGTGATGGTGAATATATTTACAAAAACGAATTAGAAAAAGTAACAGAAGAAAGACCTGTAGGAATGACCTTTTATGGTATGGCTTCTAAAACTGCTATGGATCGACACGGACATTCTAATCGTGAATATCGTGGAGAAGAAGGCAAGACTGTAGTGGTTCCATATCGTGGTAGAGTTAAAAATACGATTTCAGATATTTTAAGTGGTATTCGTTCTGCCTGCACATACGTTGGTGCAGAGAGAATAAAAGACTTGACAAAATGTGCTACTTTTGTTAAAGTGAATAATACTCATAATCGAATTTTTGAATAAAGGATATATCATTGGCTAAGAAAAAACTATTTGCAGAAGAACCACAGTTGAGTATCTACAACAAACTGAAACCAGCACAGTTTAAAAAACTAAAAGACTATCCTTATAAACGTATGTTTCATGTTGGTCAAGTAAAAAAGATGGATAACAAGGAGTTGCAGAAACATATACTTTCTTCTGAAATAGCAGGAGCCTTTAGATGGTATAATGTGAATACAAGTAATAAACAACAAAAACAATTTGTGATTAATTATTTAAAAGAACAAAAAGAATCTAAAGAATTAATCAACATAGTAAAAAGATGTGAAGATTATCAATTTTGCGTTCTTGGTTCTATTGCAAGAATGATATCTTTACAGACAGATATCAAACACGTTACATGGAAAAATAGCGAAAGGTTTTTTCAGCAAAGACTTGAAGAATTAATCCAATATTCCAAAACTTTACCCGAACCAGAAATAAAAGAAAGACCAAAGATAGATATTCAGGCAGCAACAGCAGCCAAAATAGAAAGATTAAGCATTATATTCGCAAACGAGTTAGAGGAACAATTAGAAAAAAAGAAGTTTAGTAAAAAAAGAATGAAGATGTTATTTAATGAACACAAAGTAAAAAAACGTATTATGAATAAAATAAAACTCAATTTTGACAATCCAGATATGATTGAATGTATTGACGAATATCTCGCATATATATAATATAGGAGATACAATTAAAAGGATTATAAAATGATACTTGTTGATTTGAATCAAATTATGATATCGAATCTCATGAGACAAATTGGTTACATGGGAAACGGTGATAACGGAATAAACGAAAACCTTGTTCGACACATGGTTTTAAATAGTTTACGAAAGTACAGGTCGCAATTTAAGAACAAATATGGTGAAATGATTCTTTGTTGTGATAATAAAAACTATTGGAGAAAACAGAAGTTTCCATATTACAAAGCTTCAAGAAAGAAAACAAGAGAAGAATCTGACCTAGATTGGCCTAACATCTTTGAATCATTAAATAGAATCAAAGATGAATTGTCTGAAACATTTCCTTATAAAACATTAGAAGTTCAATCTACTGAGGCAGATGATATTATTGCTATTATAGTAAAACATCATTCTCAAGAAAATTCGATTCTGATTCTTTCTGGCGATAAAGATTTTGTACAGTTGCAAAAGTATCCGAATGTAGCACAATACAGTCCGATACAGAAAAAATATATTCGTAATGATAACCCTCAACAGTTTATAAAAGAACTGATTATGAGAGGTGATAGAAGTGATGGTGTACCAAACTTTCTATCGAAAGATGATACATTCATAAATGGTGGTAGACAACGACCACTCATTAAAAGAAGAATCAATGAATGGTTAGGTATGAAACCAGAAGAATTTTGCACAGAAGAAATGTTACGAAACTATAAACGAAATGAAGAACTCATTGATTTGGATTTTGTACCAGAATCAATTGAAGAACAGATACTAGAAGAATATGATAAACCAATAAATGGTAATCGTAGTAAGTTGATGCCATATTTTATTGATAAACAATTAAAGAATTTGATGGAAAATATAGGAGATTTTTAAATGGGTCCAACATTATCAATCGCAGAGATTTTGAAACTCGTTAATGATGCGACATCTCGTCAAGCAAGAGTTGATTTATTGAAATTTTATAACTGTAAACCTTTGCGTTCTATTTTAAAAGGAACATTTGATCCAAAAATAGAATTTGCATTACCAAAAACAAGACCACCGTTTCGTGCTGATGATGCACCTGAAGGAATAACACCTTCTACTTTATATAGAGAAACAAGAAAGTTTCAATACTTAACAGTAAACTCAAATGTCAATCAAATGAAACGAGAACAAATTTTTATTACTATTTTGGAATCAGTTCATGCAACCGAAGCAGAACTTGTACTTCAAATGATAGAAAAGAAATCACAAATAAACGGACTTACACCAAGATTAGTTCTAGAAGCAATTCCGGGACTATTTGAAATGCCTCCAGAGAAGCCCAAGAAACCAAAAACTCGAAAGGCAAAAATAGCAACAGAAGATCAAGAGGAAAATAACGAAGAAGGGGAATAAATGGTAGAATTATTAAACACAAACGAAGAAGAAACACTTGATGATAGAATTACAACAATCATGGAAGAAGATGCAGATGGAAATACAAAAACTGTAGCTGTCGAAATGAGAGTCTATCTACCAAGTGAAAGAGTAGCCGCAAGAGTTCTTGCTACAGGTAGAGTGATTCAAATGCATTGGAGAGCAGGGACAGAAAGATACGATACAGAAATAGATGGCAAAATATATTACACTACATACAAACCAACAGGGTATCGAAAAGTAGTTACAGAAAAAGGATTGTATGATACAGTTGATAGACCAACTGCAAACAGACCACAAAAAATGAAGGACAATTTAGGGAGTTAAAATGTTACGAGAATACTTTGATAGTTTTTTTACACAATTTAAAATACCTTTTTTAAGATGGTGGTTGTTTTTTTCTTTACAATTAGGAGTTGCCATAACGGCACACTATTGGAACTTGTATCATATAATACTACAAAACGATAAAACAAAGATTAGTTTTCTCATTATGCTTGTCTTTGTTCTTACAACTATATGGATAGGCAAATGTACTTATCATGTAACACAAGATCGTGTATATGATATAGTAGATGCAGATGTTGGTTGGTTTATATCTGAAGCCTGTCTCGCATTAGGTATGATTGGAACAGTATCAGGATTTATCATTGTTCTTAATTCTGCCTTTGGTTCTATTGATGTAAGTAATATTGCAACACTACAAAAGGCATTATCAAGTATGGCAACTGGTATGTCTACTGCCCTATGGACAACACTTACAGGACTTGTGTGTTCACTCTCACTCAAGATACAATTAGTTAATCTGGAAAAGGTATGAACAAAAGAAAATATCGTTCTACTTTAGGTTTTACGGATTTACTTTTTAACCTCACTCTCGGTTTTGTTTTTCTTTTTATTATTAGTTATCTATTGATTACACCGAAAAAGAAAGCAGAGAATCCTATAAAACCAAAAGCAGATATTATCATTACACTCGAATGGGATTACGATAAAACAGATGATATTGATTTGTGGGTGCAAGACCCAAACAATAATGTTGTTAGTTTTCGTTCCATGGCTTCTGGATTTATGCACTTAGACAAAGATGATCTAGGTACTCGAAATGATACAGAATGGATTAATGGTGAAAAGATAATCATACCAATCAATAGAGAAGTTATAACTCTGCGTGGTATCATTCCGGGTGAGTATATTATTAATACTCATGTGTACAATAAAGAAAGTAGAAGTATAACAAAAGGTAAAATTGAAATTATAAAATTAAATCCTTACAAAATATTATACACAAAAAAAGTACAGTTCTTTTCAAAAGGAGAAGAACTTACAATCGTAAGATTAAAAATAAATGGAAAAGGTGAAGTAATAGATTTGAATTTCTTACCGAAGAAGTTTGTTATACCTCTTGGTGCAAATTTCTCTGGTACTGGACAATGGGTGAACTAAAAACAAAATGAATAGTTTGAATGAACGAATTAAAAACAGATTAGATGCGTTACAACATTGGATGGAAACAGACTATCATCTTAAAAATCCTGATGAAGTAAAAGACCTTACTTTGAGTATTAGTAAGTTTTGGTCTGTATTAAGTGAAGAAGATAGAGAATATGTTCAATACGCTCAATACGTCATAGACGAAAAAATGACATGGGGTAATACACCTACATGGGATAAAACTGAGGAGAAAAATGAATGAGTTCATAGAATCATTTTTATCAAAACCTATCTTTGTATTTACTTTAATCGCTTTTGCAATTACTTGTTTATGGGTAATGATTGAATCACGAAAACAAATTATGTTTGTTTCTTTCTTTATTCCGTTATTTCTATTTTTAACTTTTTATACATATATTACAATACAGTCTATCGAAGGCTATGCAACAGAACAGAAAATACAAAAAGAATTTACACTACATTGGTATTCCATAAAAGAAAAGAAATATATTCTTATCTGGATTACTGAAGATGGTAAAACAGAACCACGAGTGCATAGAATAAAATATCAAAAGAATACAGCAAAAAACTTAAACAAATTAAAAAGTAGTATGAGAAGTGGTAGATATCTTTTTAGAGGAAAGAAACTTAAACTTGGAACCAAATCAACACAATTTCAATTTTATAAATTCGCTCACCAGAAACACTTTAAGAAAGGAAGATAGTATATGGTAGATTACCTAGATAGACTACATCATGTAGCAATCCAAGTTGATGATATACAAGAATCAGTTAAATGGTACACAAACAATTTTAGTTGTGAAGTAGAATATCACGATAATACTTGGGCTATGATACAATTTGAGAATACCTGTCTAGCGTTAACCACTAAAAACGAACACCCTTCTCACTTTGCCATAGAAGCAAGAGACATATCAGAATATCAACATCTTGGTGATATTGATAAACATAGAGATGAGACAAAGTTTATCTATATAAACGATCCATCACACAATACAGTAGAGATTATTAGTGAAGAAGATGATGAAGAATTGTTTATATTATATGATGAATATGATGATGAAGAATAAAAATGGTCTTGACAAACTCATAATAACATGAGATAATAGTATAAGAACTACTTATAAATAAATATGAAACTTTAATTAGGAGAAATTTATGGCTGAGTGGTTAGCAATATTATTAAAAGCATTACTATTGGCTGCATAAAATGAAAAAAATCTTATCAATTATAATAATTATTTTGAGTATATCTTTATTCACTACTTCTGCGTTTGCAGGAAGAAGGCATAGGCATCATCATAGAAGGCACAATAATGGAATCGCAATTGGTATCATAAGTGGTTTAATTTTAGGAAGTATGTTTAATAATCATAGAAGATATTATCGTAAGCCACATCTTAATTATGATGTATGCACTTATGAAAGAAAAGTATATGAAATTGATGAATTTGGTGATAGATACTATCTAGGAACAGAATACTTTAAAGACTATTGTAGATAGGGAGTAAAAAGAGTATCATGAATGAGAGAAAAGAAATGCGGGATTCTCGATTACGCAAGAAGAATGAAAAAAGAAGTAGTAGCACAGAAGGTAAAAATAAAATATTTAAAGAGTCGAGTAAAAGAAATCGTAGAAAAAAAGATCGTGAGTTTTCTCGTATCACCTCGTTCAAAGAATGGAGTGATTTTGAGGAGGAAGATAATGACAACATCTGATGAATTTATTGATGAAGAAGAAATAAAAAATGAACATATTGCTACATTACATCTTTTGGGTGGTCCCTATGATGGCAACTTAATTTATGATACAGAAAATATTGAACCAGAAATAGTGTTTGTAAAATTTCCTATAGGTGATGAATATGATCATCAACTAGAATTTACATATTGGTTTGAAAAAGATTTAGAAACATTAAAAAAAGTAGATGCATCTGAATATGAAATGATAGCATCTTTTCGCAAAGCATTATATATGCCTTGCCCAGAGTTTGATGAAAAAGATAAAGAAAAAGTTAAACATTATATCTTTAGTAGAAACGTAAAAGAATGACAAATACAGCTTCAGATGATGAAAATGAAGATTGGTCACCTTTAAAAAAATTATTCGATAATGATTTAACAAAAGATTTAACAGATAAAGAAAAAGAATTTGTAAAAGAAACTATGACCAATAGCGAACTTGTTCGTCTATTACAATCATTTAAAAATGGCCAAGATTATTTAAGGAACTAATATGGCAATATACGAATATGTTTGTACATCATGTGATTATGAATTTGAAATAACAAAAAGTATGAATGATGATTCAATAACACTATGTCCTAAATGTGAAGGCGAAGTTAAAAAAATATATTCTCCACCTTTGATTCAGTTTAAAGGTACAGGTTGGTATGTTACAGACTATGCCAACAAGAAAGATCATCTTCGTCAAAAAGCCAAAGAAAAGGAAACTACTGAATAATGCCAACATATACTTATGAATGTACAAAATGTGATCATGTTTTTGATGAACTATATACAATTTCAAATAGAGAAGTTCCACTATCAGAACCCTGTCCGTCTTGTAATGAATCTGGTTCTATAGTAAAATTACTTACATCTCCACTTATCTGTGATTCTGTTAGAGTCGGTATAAAAAAAATACCTACAGGATTTAAAGAAGTGCTACAAGGTATACATAAGAAATATCCGGGTTCTCAATTAGATAAATCAACAAGTGGAAATGTTTTTTAAAAAGGAAAAATCATGTTAAAGAGAATCTTTCTCTTTTTGTTTATTTTAATTTTTCTAGCAACACCAAGTCTTGCAGAAAAAAAATCTAAAAAAGTAGAACCTAATAAGAAAGAAAAATCCCACAAAACATTCGTGTTACCACCAGTAAAACACGGCAAATTTATAGCAGTAACATTATCATGTTATTCTACTACAGCAATAACAACATACTTGAGCAGTATGGGTTTAAAACAATTTGCGTCTGGATTTGAAGTTGAAACAGGTCCTATAGAAGGAATACCTATGAGAAGTGGTCTTGCACTATCTGCATGGGGTGATATAAAATCGCAAATATATGTAATCTTAAATATTTTTCAAAATGGTTACAGTTGCGTTTTATCGAAAGGTGGTGGATTGATCTTACCACAATTTATTTTTAATGATAATGGAAAGACACAAAAATTCTAATTATATTATGTGTATGTGAACTGGCAACTATGAAAGGTATTTAAAACTTTCTGGACACGGGTTCAATTCCCGTCACCTCCACCATATCAAACAAAAAAATTCTAGGGGGGTGAAAAGGTTTCGACAGACTGGATTGCGAATATTTGGAGTTGCTCGTGTTGGGCAGGCACGATAAAGGCCCGAATCTATAACTGCTGAAAATCATAGTAGTTATGCACTTGCCGCTTAGTCGGTAAAGAGGCGCTTTGGTGATTGAGCGTGGCAACCGAATCAATCATCATCTTTTTTTAAATAGGAGAAATATAATCATGGCAGTTGAGTTTCGTTCACCAAAGAAGTTTGCAATAGAAATAGAAAGTCTCGTACAGAAAGATAAGTTATCTTACATGAACGCCATTCTTACATTTTGTGAAATAAGAAACATAGAACCAGATACGATTGCAAAATTAATATCAAAACCTTTAAAAGAAAAACTAGAAGTCGAAGCAATCAATCTCAACTTTCTACCTAGAACAGGAAAGTTACCAATATGACAACAGCCATTCAACGTGGATTTGAAGCATACAAAATCTATGTTGCTATGAAAACACATTTTTCTAGAGAAGATTATAATTTTTTCAACTACAATGGAAAGACAAATGCAAATGTAGACTCTTTCCGTAAGAGAAAAGATAGATACTTCTTTATACGTTTTGCAAGAAAGTATCCTATACAAAAAATCGCAGAAATGATTCTTGCAAATATGTTAAATGATTCTAAGTTTTGGATTGGTGATATGACTGGTGTAAAACCAAGAGAGATTTATTCTGCATGGAAAAGAAAACTTGATGCTTTGTCTTATGTGTTTGATAATGATTCAGATAAGTTTATGGTTACTATGTTAGAAAATAAAAATATGACTTTTGATGATTTTTTCAAAATGCAAGATGATGGTCAACACCCTCTCATCATGATTATGTTACAGAAGAAATTTATTGAGATAGAAACCTTTATGATTATAAATGAACTTGTAGATTTCTTTCCACAGTTTGATATAGATATGAAAGACGATATTGTGTGGCAAGAACTGAAAAGAAAGTGTACAAAATATACTCCATTTCTGTTAAAAGAAAACGGTCCTCTTTCCAATACGGATAAATACAGAAAAGTTTTACAGTTAAAAATTCAAAAATTTCAGAAAAAGGCCGAAGAAAAAAATGGATTGGATAAAACATAGATACTATCCAGAAGTATTAGAAAAGGTAAAAATGTATTCAGCAAGTTTAGCCGAAGCAAAAAGAGAGATTGAATCTTTAAAAATAGATAATGTAAAATTACGATCTGAACTACCTAGTTCACATGAAAGGGAGTTTGATACTCGTAATAGAATGGGGTAAAATGACTGAATGTTTATTTTGTTCAATTAATAAATTTGAAACTTGCACCAGAGAAATAGTTGCAGAAAATGCTTCTGCTTATGCAGTAAGAGATGGATATCCTGTAACACATCTTCACACTCTTATTGTTCCGAAACGTCATGTAGAATCATATTTTGACCTCAGGACATATGAAAAGATAAGATGTGACCAGCTTCTATCAGAAATGCGAGAACAAATTCTTGTTGAGGATACACTAATTACAGGATTCAATATAGGCATAAATGTTGGAAGTTCTGCTGGACAGACTATCTTCCATTGTCATATTCATCTAGTTCCAAGACGAGATGAAGATGTAGAGAATCCACGTGGTGGTGTAAGAGGTGTGATTCCAGATAAACAAAAGTATTAAATTTACAAATTGGTATTGACAAAGAAGTTAAATCATGTTACAATAATAATAACATATTTTTTAGGAGACTACAGATGAAAATAATTCTATCTATGATAGCAATCTGTCTCTTTAGTTTTGGCGCTCTTATCGGTTGTGATAAGGCTGAAGAACCAAAGAAAACAGAAAAATCTACAACAAAGAAATAACTATATGGAGACTATACAATGAAAATGATGTTACTTACAATTGCAACTGTTTTTGCTATTAGTGTTCTTGCAGGTTGTGTGGCACAACAAACACCAACACCAGCACCTAAGAAGAAACCAGTCGTAAAGAAAGTGATTAAGAAAGTTGCACCAAAGAAGAAAGTAGTTGCACCAAAGAAGAAAGTAGTTACAGAAGATGACCGATTGAAAGCCGCAATAAAAAAGAACAAGTTGTTCTTAGAGAAGTTAAGAAAGAAACATGGAAAGTAAATGAAGAAATTTTTTTATATGATTATGATACTATTAACAATGAAATTTATATACGATAATATTATGTTTTAAGTGGATACGATACAATACATTTTTATACAAGGAGAATATGATGTCCCTATCAGATTTAAAGAAGTCTAATTCCAACTTCGATTTTCTACAAAAAGAACTAGAGAAAATCGCAAATCCAGAAAAAGAAAAAACTTCATATCAAGAAGATACACGATACTGGCGAGCCGCTGTTGATAAGGCAGGTAATGGTTATGCAGTCATTCGTTTTCTTCCTGCGATTGAAGGTGAAGAACTACCATGGGTGCGAGTGTTTTCACATGGGTTTCAAGGTCCGTCAGGTCGTTGGTATATAGAGAACTCTCTTACTACATTAGGTAAGAGTGATCCTGTATCTGATGCAAACAACGAACTATGGAACTCTGGTAGTGAAGCAAACAAAGAACTTGCACGAAAACGTAAAAGACGTTTGAACTATATCTCAAACATTCTTGTCGTGAAAGACCCAGCGAATCCAGAAAACGAAGGTAAAACATTTCTATTCAAGTATGGTAAAAAGATATTTGATAAGATTAATGATGTTATGTTTCCTGCGTTTGCAGATGAAGAAGCAGTCAATCCATTTGACTTCTGGAAAGGTGCAAACTTCAAACTAAAAATACGCAAAGTAGAAGGTTTTACAAACTACGATAAGTCAGAGTTTGAAGGCACGACTGAACTTTTTGAAGGTAATGATGATAAGATTGAGGCTGTATGGAAGGCTGAACACGCTCTACAACAGTTTGTCGACCCATCTAACTTCAAACCTTATGAAGAACTAAAGAAAAAATTTGATGAAATCATTGGTAATACTTCTGGTGCTGTATCGAATGTAACTGAAACAGTATTAAAACACGCAGAAAAGTTTGGTCCTGCAGGTGGTGCTGATGATATTCCTATAGAACAGCCTGTCTCTACAGATGAAAAGTCTGATGATGCTATGAGTTACTTTAAGAAACTCGCAGAACAAGATTGATTATATTATAAATAATTTAATGTTGAGATAGGACTTTTATTTCACCGACCATGAAATTACCCCGCCGGGAAGTGAGATAAAAAGGGGGGCAACGCAAAGTTGTCCCCCTACTTTTTTGTTCGTTTATATGTTATGCATAGTTGACTGATTGATCATAAGGATTTGATACACCTGATGTTAATGAAGAAGCAAAATTTGTAGTTTCAGTAGTTTGATTTACAGTACCACCTGTCACAATATTTGTACCTCCACCATCACTAGTAGAAGGTGCTGGTGGTGTTGCAGACACACTTGCAGTTGTTGGTCGTAATGCTGTCTGTTGTATTCTTGGTGTTGAGGCACTTGCAACAGTAGAAGGAGCCGAAGAAGTAGAAAGACTGTCTATATAACCATCTTCGTCAGGATAAAAAAGTT